TGCTCGGCAAACTGAAAGGCGTGAGCGGATGGACATCTGAAAAGAACGGAACACAGAAGCTCATCAACATCATAGATGCAGCGCTGAGGGAAGGCACAGCCAACGTAAAGAAAGCTGAGAAGACCGAAATGTCTGACAAGCAGGCGCTTGCCAAGGCTCAAAGGATGGGCGGAAAGATGTCTGCCAAAGAGATTGTCGATAAAACAGGTGTTAACAGCGAGCTTGCAGAAGTAATGGAGAAGGGCGGATACCAGATGCCTGACCACGGTGCATATTCTGTAAGAACAGAGATCCTTTGGGACGAGGCACTCAAGACTCTTGCTGCAGGACACGAGAATACTCAGGAGTACCGTAACGCCGTACAGCTCGTACACTCAATGACCAAGCAGGTGCTTAATGATGTTGAGATGCTGAACTTCGTTCCTACAGGACTGCCTAGCGGGAACCCACTGAGATCAAACATCGAATACATTGTGACCTTCGACATGGACGCACTTTGTCCAAGGACCTATGAGTTCGGTGCATACAGGGATGCTGTCGAAAAAAGGCTCGGCAGGAAGATGAACGAGAAGGAAGCAAGAGCCCTTATCGAGAACCTCCGTGCTTATGGAATGATGATTCCGTGTACATACTGCTATGTTGAGAGCAAGAGAATGGCACTCAGTACGGCATATAATAAATATTTTGAGCTGTACGACCAGATTGTTGGGGCTAAGACCGACAAACAGGCATATGCTTTTGTGCCTGAGAATGCATACAACCACAAAACAAACACCTGGAAAAAGGACACCAAGGGATGGCAGGACAGATTTAAGGGATGGCGTGCCCTCAAGAACAACAAATATAACACGTCACCTGAAGAACTGTTCGAGAAAGTCAGCCAGGCAGAAGCGGCAGTTTATAACTGGCTCGACTCAGAATATGACAAGCCTGAGAATTATATCCCGTCAAAGGACGGATTTAAGGATTTCAAACTTCCACAGAAGTCCAAAACCTTAGCAGCACTCTTAGAACACTTCGGCATAGAGATGAAAGAATCTGCTAAGAGAGGCGCGCAGATACAGATCGAGGGAATGTTAGAACAGTGGCTCTATGACATGCAGATGGGTCTTCCGCACAATGTCAACCCGGAATTTAACGATTCAACGGAAGTGGATGCCGAGGCACTGGATTTCCATCACGAGGCTCTGAAGTATGCCAAGTCTAGCTCACAGGCACACGGCGTAGACAATTATGCTCCGTATTCAGACCAGATTCTTAATTTGACCACGGCACAGAAAGCTGTAATCAATGCAAGAGGCGGAATCAGAAAGCATTCAAGCAACGACTTCCGTCTGGACAACCTTGTTGATTATGTGCAGTTCTATACGCACCTTGCACTTGACAAGAGAGGCGGCTTCGGATGGTTCGGACATACCTATACGAAGGACACCCTTTTCGCAGAACTGTTTGCACCAACTAATGACAGGATAAACATGTCTATCGCAATGTTCGGTGACGGCGGAAGACTTGGTGAGATAAGACCGAACCTTGCTGAAGGTGCTGACTGGAATGAGGTCAAAAGGCTTAGAAACAAATATGACAACCTCGGTGCGATGGCGATGGTAACCAATAATGCACAGTTATCCTACGCCCTTAATTCGGATTGGATAGACATGATCATACCGTTCCATGCGTCAGGAATGACAAAGGAACTGTATAGCGACGTGATGGCCTGGTATGACTATACGTCTGTACAGAGCGACAAGCTGTACACGAACAAACAGCTCAAGGAAATGGGCATTAACCCTGCGAAGATTACCCGGGTATATGAGTATTACAAGAGTAAGGAAGCAGGATGGGTAACGGCAAAGAAACCACGCCAGGTTCATTTCCTCCCGGGTGATCAGTACATCGGCACTAAAGGTGAGACTTATCTCGAACATCTTAACGACAAGAACTATAAGGGCAACCTGAAAGCCGAGTACGACGAACTTATCAAGAGCGGAAACATCATTCCGGGTCACGAGAACAACGCCGAGAAATATCTCAAGCTCTGCAAGCAGTACGGAGTTAAGCCGAGATTCTCAGGCATACAGGTCCAGGACGCTGACGGAAATACCATCGATATTACTGAACATCCGAACTATGTGAAGGTTCTTAAAGAGACAGCGCGTACAGACACCAAGCAGAAAGAGATCACGATGGAAGGCTTTGACCTGAACTATGCGATGTCACAGCTCAAGGCACGTTCCGCACACGGTGGATACAACACCGTTAAGGGGAACGAGTCAATTGTTGATGACTTTGTTGAGAATGTGATCGGCAAGAAGAAACCAGTGGGCTATGTCACAGCCAAGGCTCTTGCGACCAAGTTTGCAAGCAATCCTGCAGCACTTGCTGAAATAATCGACGAGAACGGTGAATACCTGACAGAAGGAATGACCGTGGAGGAACTCCGCGAGTTTGAACTGAACCATCCAGTTGAAGAGAAGTCTCTCGGAAGCGCGTCCGTAAGGATGTCAGCAAAGACCGACTCCCTCGGTAGTACATTACGATATGTAATTAAAGAGGAAAAAGAGAAAACAAAATATGGCACATATAACACGTTTTATCACGTTGTTGATACCTTAAACCCTAACAGATATATTGCTATAACGGAGAGCAGGCAGGGCGCTGAACAAGTTATAAGTCTTAAACTGGGGGGAAAAGAAAACAGAATCAAAGAGACCGGCAACGCTAAAAAACCGTCCACAAAAAGGCGAAAGGGCTTTGAGGGAGACTCACAGGGCCGTGAGCTTTCACCTGGACAGCAGAAGTATTTCAAGGATTCCAAAGTTCGTGACGAGAACGGAAACCTGAAAGTCATGTACCACGGCACAGAAAATGCCGGCTTTACAATCTTCGATCCTGGATATTCTAACGACGGCATAAGCTTGTTCTTTACTGACAATCCTACTGTAGCGAAAGGGTATAGTGGATCATATGACGCCTATACTCCAGGTACTTATACACTGGAAGAAATTAATGAAGCTTCTATGGAGGTAGGTAATGAGCGACAGATCGTAAAAACGGATGAAGGATATGAAGTCAGATGGCAGGACCGCGTTGAAAACACGTTCGATACATGGAAAGAAACCGAGCAGTTCATGCGGGAACAGTGGGGCGAGATATTTGAGGAAGGCCTTGAGTCCAACTCTGGAAATTATAATTACGAGGTTTACCTTGACGTTAAAAACCCGTTAGTAGTTGATGCACAGGGGTACAACTGGGAAGAACTAGGGCTCATTGACGGAGCAATCGAAGGGTTAGAGACTACCAGAGACTACGCCGAATACGCTCTCGAGAACGGTTATGATGGTGTAATCTTTAAGAACATATATGACAGCGCAATCTACGCAACAAGCCGCGAAGCGCTTGAAGCCTCTACCGTTGTTGTTGCATTCAACTCTAACCAAGTAAAGGCTACAAACAACCTCAACCCTACAGAAGACCCAGACATCCGTTACTCCGCAAAGGAAGACTCACTTGGCAGAACCCTCTCACTTGGACAGATAGACTACTTCAAGGACTCAAAGGTCAGGGATGATGAGGGTAGACTGCTTACTGTTTATCACACAACTAACAGTGGCGGATTCACGGTCTTCGACCCGAGGTATTCTGACGATAGGACCTCACTGTTCTTTGCTACAAACTTTGACGTTAGCCAGACATATGGAACTAATGCAAAACAGAAGGTTGCACTTGAAAAACCAAACTATTCCTCACTGGAAGATTTTGAGAAAGACTATTGGCGAGCAACGCGCCGCCCGTACGGTTCGACGTTGGTCAAAGATTTCACAATAAGAATATATGAAAACGAATACAACACCATTGCTACGGATCTCGGGAAAACCGCTCAGGAACGTTTTGATGCATGGAACAGTTTGAGTGAGGAAGAGGCCTCTAAATACACAATTAATATGGAAAAACCATATGCCCCTGGAAGGGCTAAGGCCACTTCAAAGGCCGAACTATTGAGAGTACTTGAAGAGGCTATGAGCCAGAGGACCGAGGCTGGTTACTACGAGTGTTATCTCAATCTTACGAATCCTCTTATCGTTGATGCGAACGGAGCTGTCTGGAGTTCAATACCTTACGACCCAAATGCAACAGCAAAAAGGTCGACGGTGGCTGATGTCAGGGCAAAACTCGAGAAGTCTATGTCGACAGCAGTTTTTTCAATAGAGACAGATACTAATTATGATGAAGAAGGGAACGGACCTTTCAGCATAACACTGTTAATCGAGATGAAGAAAAAAGATGCTGACGGTGAGTGGAAAGATGCGAATGTAAGAAAAACCATAGGGCTCGATGATGAAGGCAAGTACATAGACGAGGATGGTGATTTTGACCAGTCGGAAGCAGCCATATATCTCTGGGATCAGATTGAAAAAGAGATCAGGAACTTAGTAGGCCCGAAGTGTGATCAGCTTATTGAACAGTTATATACTGATGTGGACATATCATTTGACGGTGAGGCACACTACAAGGCTATCAACCCAACAGGTTACAACTGGTTTGATAAGGAAGGAAATCAGTACGATCTCAGCAAAGAAAATCTGCAAGAGAACGAAAGTGTCCCAAGATACAACACGAGAGGTCTTGCCCGGTTAGCTAAAAAGCAGGGTTATGACGGCGTAATCATCAAGAACCTGTATGACCTAGGTGGATCTTCAAACTTTGTCGGCAATGACAAGATGTCTGACATCGTCATCGCATTCAACTCCAACCAGGTCAAAGATGTTAACAACCTCAACCCGACCGACAACCCAGATATCAGGTATTCTGTAAAAGCTAACGCCAGAAGCCTAATTGAAAACGCCTTAACTGTAAAGAATATCCGAGGCGATATACAATTGACGGATAACACTCCAGCAATTATTGCAGGACAAAAGAATGCCAAGAATCTACCGATGGTTATGAAGGCAACTCATATCCGTGAAAATATTCTCACCGAGGACGAAGCAAAAAAACTTGGGCTCAAAACAGGTGGAAACATAAACTACCACGGTCTAGGTATAGATGTGTTTATGGAAGTGCTAGAAGATCTTGACGATATAGATTTAGCATATAGGGGAACACCAAGGGCCGCGATACCAGAAAGACGTGAAAACTTCTTCCTATTAGTATCAAAGCATACTGACAGCGAGGGAAATCCAATCATTGTTCCAGTATACACCGACGAAAAGACTCAGGTTAACAGACTGTTTATTGACGTTAATCAAATAGCTTCTGTTTATGGAAAATCAGGCTTTGAAACATTCATCAAAAGACAGCTAGATAATCATAATCTTGTCAGAGTAACAAAAAAAGCATCAAATCCAGTGAACGGCACGGGTCCAATTCCCGGCGGTTATAGAAATGATACTTCTTTTGAGAATACTGTACCACAGTCTTCATCTAAAAACAAGGGGTCAAATCCAAAAACTTCCCTCAAGACCGAAATGGATTCCTACGAGATGGGTAACAGACTCCAGGCTCTCGAGAAGCAGAACGAGGTCCTCGCCGAACGTGTTACTTACTACCAGAACCAGCGCAGAAGGACCAATGCAGATTCTGTTGCAAGAGCAAAGAATAAGGTTCCTGTAATGGACACCATCACCGAGAAGGCCGCAAAAGAGATCGCTAAGGATATCGTTAAAACCTACAACGCTGCGGTTCCTACAGGCGAGCTTGCTACTCAGCTCCGTAAGGCGTCACTCCTGATGGTAAGGGAAGAGGCAAGACCGTCTGCTATGAAGGGCACGAGCGAACAAACCATAAACGATGCAATCTGGCACGTAGCCTGCGACATGGCTGAGAAGGTGCTTGAGAATTCACGCGAGATCCCTAAGGCACAGCTCACCGGCTACCGTGAACAGTTTGACCACTACGAGACGGTCAACATGCTTGCTAACGATATCCTCAGCAGGATGCTCGACGCGGAAAAGGTTAAGCCGACCGAGGCGGACAGGAACGCCATGAAGCTTGAGCAGACCAGAAAGAAGGCACGTAAGGACCTTAGCGACGCGATCAAGAGGGAACGTGAGAATAAGAACAAAGCAATCCAGGAACTCAAGGACCATCACAGGGAAGTTGCCGAGAGGAGAAAACAGAGACGGGTTGAGCTCGAGGCAAGACAAAAACTCCTTAACGTGGCAGACCGTCTGTACAAGCTGAAGACATCCAATGCCAATAAGGACCATATCCAGCAGACCATCAGGAAGATGATCGGCGGAGACCTGTCCACGGTATATAAGACCCTTACCGGGGACAGACTCGATAACCTGATGGAGCTTAAAGCTAAGTACGACGAGCTGAAAAAGGACGACAGCTTCCTGAGGGATGAGGCTACTGAGGCAAGGATAGATGACATGTACAAGAAGCACGTCAACGACCTGACACTCGATGAGGTCATCTCACTGACCGAAGTACTTAAGAACATCGAAGCGGCATTAAGGCTCCAGAACAAGACCATCGAGGAAGACTACAACCGTGACAAGTTCGAGCAGGGCAACGAGATAATCGAGGCCATCGGACGTACAAGGGGCATGAAACTCGAGGGCATTAATAAGATGATCGTCAACGAAGTCATCCGTCCTGAGACAATGTTCAAGAGAATCATCGGATATGACTATGAGAACCCTCTGTGGCAGAAATACCAGCAGCTGGAAGATGGACAGCTCAAGATGATCAGCTACCAGAATGACGCTAATAAGCTCTTTGACAATTTCATCAAGGATAAGAACTTCTGGAAGCGTATGACGGGAAAGAATGCTGAAGAGGTAACCATCAGGGGCATTGACAACGAGACAAATCAGGAAGTCGAGGTCAAGATCACACCTGCGATGAGGATGAGCATCTACCTGCATTCACTGAACGATGACAATATGCGCCACATCCAGGAAGGCGGACTTACCGTACCTGACATCACGGCATACAAGAAGGGCAAGGTATCGAAGGCTTATGACAAAGCTACCACGATAAGGTTAACCAAGGGCTATGCGATGTCGCTGTATGACCAGATGAGCGCTAAGGAAAAAGCTTACATCGGTGCGGTGCAGGAATACTTCAACGGAATGTCAACACCGGCTATCAACGAGGTAAGCAATCAGCTCAAGGGCTATGACATAGCAAAAGTTGGAAACTACTTCCCTATCAACACCGATACCACCTTCTCTAGAACGGCATTCGGTGAGATGAAGTTCGACGGATCCATCGAGGGTATGGGCTGGACCAAGGAAAGGGTACATGCTAAGAACCCTATCCTTCTCATAGAGGCTGAGGACGTGGTAACGAGGGCAATCCGTGACCACAGTAAGTATGTCGGCATGGCCATCCCAGTGTTCAACTTCAACCAGGTTATGGGCGTTAACCGTGCGAACTTCGATTCCGAAGGCAACTATGCGGGAACACAGACTTCCGTACAGAAGGCCATCAAGAAAAAGTGGGGAGGATTCACACTCGATTACCTCAACAACCTGATGAACGACCTTCAGAACCCGAAGAGCATCAACGACACCAACGGTGCATGGTTCTCAAGACTCCAGAGCAAATATGCGGGTGGCGTCCTTGAACTGAACGCTTCCGTAGCTATCAAGCAGGCGGCATCACTTCCTACAGCATGCGCAGTGCTCGGATACAGATCCGTAATGAGGGCAATGCTCGATGTCGGCAAGGTGAACACTAATGTGTACTACAAGTACTCACCACTTGGCGAATACCGTGAGAGAGGATACATCTCCCAGGAACACGGTGACATCAAGGAACAGGGAATAAAGATGCCGAAAGGACTTGCATGGATCAATGCCATCGACTCACTGACAGTACGTAAGCTTTTCAAGGCGTCCGAGTACTATGTACAGAGGGAGTTCCCGAACCTTACAGTCGGAAGCGAGGCTTACTGGAGGAAGGTAGGAGAAGTCCACACTGATGTCATCACACAGACACAGCCGAACTACACACCGCTCCAGAGACCACAGATTCTGAGGACACAGAACACCCTTGTAAGGGCACTGAACATGTTCAAGACCCAGCCGTTCCAGAACTTTAACATTCTGTTTGATGCGGCAGGCGAGTTCCGGGCAACAGGCGACAGATACAAGATGGACAGCTCCGAAGCCAACCTGAAGGCACACAAGGCCGCAGGCAAGAAGCTCGCAAGGGCAATCTCGAGTCAGCTTCTGTCAGCACTCGTGTTTGCACTCATGCAGGCAGCCTGGGATCTCTTCCGTAAGAAGGACGACAAATACCGTGACGACGAGGGTGAGCTGACAGTTGGTTCCTTCATGAAGAAGCTCGGACTCAATATGCTGACCAATGCAGGAGGTATGCTTCCTTGGATGAACAGTATCCTTGAATACGGCGAGAGCCTGACAGACACAATTGCTAAGGCACTCGGCAAAGAAGAAATCTTCGGTGGCCAGAGGTTCTATGGCATGGAAGTTGGAGTACTCTCCAATATCAACGACACCCTGGATGGAATATCTTCGGCAGTTACCAAATCGGTCAAGTACTTCAACGGTGATGAGAAAGTCACGGGATATGACGCCATCGGCGCAGCGGTTGATGCGATTGCCGACGTAGGCACTACACTCGGACTTCCTGCTAATAACGTCAAGAACGAGGCCTATGCGATCTACAACTGGATGAATCAGGCTATCACGGGTCAGGAGACTGCGGTTGATTCCAAGACGGTGTTTGATACCGAGACAAGGGCAAAAACAGCCGAAGCCAAAGAGATGGCGAACGAGATCGAGAACGACCCGATCTACACCAGATACATGGCTACACGTGAACAGCACCCGGATTACAAGAAGGCCGAATATGCCCTGGATAAGACCGCGCAGAACATTGAATTTGGCAAGTACGAGAAGTACGAGAAATTCGCGGATATGATGACCAAGGACGAGTTCATACTGTATGAGCTGGCTCTTCAAATCGCCGACATGGAAGGAGACGCTAACGGCTCCTACAAACAGGCAGAACGCCAGAAAGCGATGGACATGCTCGACTTCCTTACCAACCAGGAAAAGAGCACTATCTGGACTGAAAAACTCGGATACAAGAAGAACAATCCGTATAACTAATATCAATGGGGCAGGAAGTGCCTGCCCCTAGAATAAAAAAAGGAGAACAAAACATGGAAGAAAGAATCGCAAAACTGTTAAGTATCAAGAGCATCGTGACCATTGTTCTGCTCGTGGCGTTCGTGGCATCCATCTTCATGGGTGTCAACAATGACCCGCTGAACGAACTGGTCAAGCTCGTGATCATTTTCTATTTTGGAACTCAGGCTGAAAAACTTCAGAACACTAACTAAGGAGAACAATCATGGGATATCGCGAAAGATACCTTGCCCCGGCGAATGCCTGGGTAGGGGCAAAAAGGGGAGACAAGGCATACACAGATATGCTGAACTGTTTCAATACAAATCCTAAAGGAATAAAAGCTGACTCGGAGGATTGCTCTGAGTTCACCGTGGCGTGTGCCATTAAAGCATTCGGAAAAAATCAGCACTTTATACCAATCGCATCCACGGCGAACGCACAGTCGAAACTCTGGCCTGAAGGTTTGTCAGATACTCCGAGACCAGCTTCTATTGTTTACTTTGATTATCGTGACGGCCTCGGCATATCCCATGCGGAGATAGTCGAAGACGTTTACGGCGGAATCATCTACACGATTAACGGAAACTTTAATCATAAAGTGGTCAAGATGAACCGTAAGCTGAATTATAGGTATATCGCCGGTTACGGAATCCCGGACTGGCCGAAGGAGAAAGAAGATATGAATGCATGGCAGACAGCAGCGATCAAACAGATCGTACTGAAATATGGAAGCGTGGGACCACTTGTTCTGTGGCTGCAGAAATACCTGCAGAGCAAAGGCTATTACCTGATGGGTGACCGTGACAGCAAGTGGTTAGAGTATATGGACAAGGAATTTGAACGCTTCCAGCGTGACAATGGACTCTACGTGGACAGAATCTGCGGAGTCAACTGCTGGAAGTTCATCCTGAAATAAGCCATAGATCCTCCTTTCTTATAAAAAAGAAAAAGCACCAGATTTCGGTCTGGTGTTTTTTCTGCGTTAGCCTTTATTCTTATGGAGTGAAAAAGAAATAAAAACAATAATCCCATCTATTATTTTAAGGGTTCAAAAGGTTGATGTCAACAGAATCCTAGTTTTATACTGGTTCAATAATCCTAGCAAAGCCTATAAATAAAGCATTGATTATTGACTTTTAATCAAGTTGTCCGGGGTTCGAATCCCCGCAGTCTCATCCTTAGAAAATAGCGGAATTCCTTGATTTTACTGGAGTTCCGCTATTTTTATGTACTGGCAGAAGTAAGGCGGAGTAAGGCGGAGTGAGCCGATTGCGTGGTTCAAATCTGGTTCAATGGTTCAATTTTGGTTCAAGTTTTAAAAAGAAAAAGACACACGGGCGAACCGCATGTCCTTTTACGTAAAACAACAAAAATGTTATCTCCCTCAGCCATACCATTATAACATAAGATTACTATAAAGTGAACCCAAATCTTCCTTGTCATCGTCTATGTGGGAGTAGACATCCAGGAATACTTTTTCGGAGTGCCCCATTAGGTATGCCGCCTTCTTTGTGGAGATCTTTCCCTGCTGTGTGAGATAGTAGAGCTGGGTGGCTCTGTAATGCCTGAACGAGTACATCGTCAGCCCTTCAGGCTCATAGCCGAGCTCATTGGAGATGGCCTTGATAATACGCTCGCAGAGCCTTCTGTAGGAGCTTTTGTTCGATAGGCTTCCATCTTCCTTATGGATTAATAAAGTCACGGATTTGGGCGGGATATATTCGTCCAGCACGGTCTTAAAGGCTTCAGGGATGGGGATATCCCTCGTGGCATCCGTCTTGGTGCCCTTTATCCTGGATACCGATGAGTTCGGCATCTCAACGGCCTTATTTATGTGGAGAATCTTTGCCTCCAAATCAAAGTCTTTTTTTGTCAGTGCGAGTGCTTCTCCCGGACGGAGACCGAACGTGAGCATAAGGTTCACGAACATCCTGTCCATAGGTTTAAGGTCCGCTTTCCTCACGGCATTGAGCTCAGCTTCCGAGAGCAGCCTTTTTTCGTTCCTCTTCTGTTTAGGCAGGTCGAGCCTTGCAGCGGGCGAGGATTCTATGATGCCGTCGTCCACCGCGGCCGAGAATATCTGCTTGAGGGTAAGGCGTACGATCTGCGCCGTCCTCGGCATGTCCCATACGCCATTTATCACGTTCTGGCAGTCGCTCCTCGTGATGTCCCTTACCTGCATGTCATTAAGGGCAGAGCACTTCTTGAGCGCCTCTGTGTACATCTCCCTTGTGTTAACACTCTTCTTGGACTTATATGTATCGAGCCACTTCTCTGCGAACGCACCAAAAATAATGGAAGGACCCGAGTACTTCCTGTGCTGTTCCAGGTATGCGTCTATATTGTTTTCCAATTCTTTAATTGAGTTGCCGTAGAACCACTTCCTCTTTCGCTTAGACGTAGATGTGGAAGGCTCCACGGTGATGTATTTCGAGTATTTGTATTGCATAAAAATTACAATTTCAGCGTTTTTTCTGCGTTAAAATGAGAAAAACTCTCATTTCAATGTAGAAATCGGTACATTTTGTATCTTTTTCTGTTTTCAGTATATAAAAATTGAGTCTTATTTTTTGGACACGTCGTGCACTATATTAATGTCACAATCCGATATGAGAGGGGGAACACCTAATGGAACTGACATTGATTCATGAGCTCGTAGACCGTCTGTCAACAGAAACTGACAGAGTCCTTGTCTACGCATTCCTTCTCCAGCTCGTCGGTGACGAGTAGCCCCGGATCACGGCAGCAGGGTGAGCGCTTCGGAGAACTGAAGGAGCTTATCCCTGTTGTCCGCGTCTAGCTTCTGATAATTGCCCAGAAGCTCGATCTGCTTCGGATCATGTGTAGCCTTGCCTAGGATGGTACCAGATTCGAAGGCATCGGAAACAGGGGCTGACTTCTCCATAGGAACGTCAAAACCCATAAGCCAAGCGACATTTACATATAAAGCATCAGATAGTTTGGATAATGCGTCCTGCTTAGCTTCATATATTCCATTTACATATTGGCTGATGCGGGGTTTAGATAGTCCTGTGAGCTTAGCCAGCTCAGCTTGGGTAATGTTCCTGACCTGCATCGCTTTGACAAGTCTCGTGTTAAAAGTTTCCATAATTAATAAACCCTCCTACTGCAAGCATAAAATAACATAGTGTTAAGGAAATCGCAAATATTTTTTAAAAAAAGTTAAAGAAACTTATTGACAAGTGATTGGCGGAGGTGTATCTTATGGACAAAGAGTTAAGCAAACTTAACCAAAGGAGCGAAAGGAGAAACGCAATGTTTGATAGAGAGATTTTCTTTAAGATTAATGGACGATTAACATCAGATGAGAAGATGCTCGTTTTAATCCCTTGCAATTATGTAAGTCTATTCGAGGGTCATGATTTTAAGGATGTACACGAACTCTCAATGGCATTAATGCACGCAAATTGTGCAGCTGAAGCCAGATATTCTAAGAGACCTTGGAAGGTTGAAGAATATGAGGGTGATCTAAGAAGAATTTTATGCAGATAAGCGGCTTTTAGCCGTTTTGTCTGCATTTTTATTGCAGAAAGGAGAGAGGGATGGCTCGAAGAATTTTTGATTATTCCAAACTCAGAGGAAAAATCAAAGAACTATTTGGATGTGAGAGAGAATTTGCAGGAGCGATGAATATGAGTGCTACAACATTGTCACTGATTCTTAACAATAAGGCCGAATTTAGCCAGAATGATATAAAGACTGCCTGTGAACTACTTAGGATTCCGCCTAGCAAACTCAACGAATATTTTTTTTACGAAAGAAGTTAAGTAAACTTAACACAAAGGAGCGAAAAGATGAAAACATTAATCGAGAAGCAAATCTTCAGCCTGTCACAGCTGGTGGCGATGGGATACCAGAAGGAGATGCTCCAGAGGCTGATACACAGTGAGGACTTCTCACGGTTCGGCTACCGGGTGTCCGACAAGCCTAACGCGAAGGCTTACATACATAAGGACAAGCTGGACAGATACCTGGAGAGAATGATGGACGATCAGGGCTGCGTGCTCTGACAGAAGGAAAAGGAGTGAAAAAGACATGATATGCAGATATGACAGCATTGACGACTATTTCGAGGCGCAGGATGACATCAGACCGACAATCATAAGGTGTGACATCTGCGGCGAGGTCATTGAAGACGGTGAATACGTATACGAGCTAGAAGGCGAAAGCATATGCGAGAACTGCATAAGCGACTGGCTCGATGATTGCAGGAGACAAGTTAGTTATGAATAGAAAAAAGTTAACCAGGTTACTGATGGTCACGGAGGCACTGCTCCTCGCAGTCTGCATCTTTGCATGCGGGTACAAGGAAGGACAGCCACATGAGCTGACGGAAGCCGAAAGTGAAGCCCAGAGAGTGACTGATGAGATGAGGGAGAGCAATGAAAGCACTGATCATAGCACTGACGTTACTGATGATACCCGAAGCACTGCTGATAGCGGATGCACTACTGAAGAGGAAGAGCCAGAGACATGGCAGGAAGATACGGAAAGGGAAGAAGACATACATAGAACTGAGCCTACCGCACCTTCCGAGACGGTAGAGAAAGTCCAGATAGGACAGAGGGACGTCCTCCTCTCAGACGATGAGATGTGGGAGCTCGTGAGGATCATATACCTCGAGAACGGGATTACATATCCCAAGTGCACTTACAGGACGGTCAAGCTGACGGCGGACGTGCTCCTCAACAGGCTCGAGCAGTGGGGATATGCGGATGCATACGAAGTCATCTGGGATGACGGACAGTACTCAACCGCGAATGACTACACAGACCTTGGTGAAACAAATCCCGAAGGATGGGAGATGTCCTGGGCAGCCCTCAGGGACGCACTCGAAAACCCGGACTATACGCCGTTGTTCCAGAGCATGAGCCCTCAGGGAACCCTGTATTACGAAGACCCTTACACGGGTGAATGCTTCGGATACTAGGAGGCCCAGGAATGCAGGACAAGGACTTAAACAAGAGCCACGTGGCCGCATGGTTCCACGAGCACGGCATTAATGATTTCAACAGACCCATTAAAGACTACCTCAATATGCCGAAACCCGGGGCGGTGTCCGAAACAGTACCGTGGGGCAGGATAAACATCAACCTTTACTACTGGTTCAAGGAGCATGGATTCAAGTATAGCCAGCCGATAGCGGAAAACATGCTCTTCAAAGGGGAGAGGCTGCAGATTAAAAGACACGCCTCGGGACTAAGGCAGATAAAGAACGGCTACGTCGGAATCATCACGAGATATCACAAAGGAGGTAAGTGGGAATGGTAACAGGCAAGACATATCCAAGCAGACAGGCATGGCTCGATGAGAGACGGTTCCAGATAGGTGGCTCGGACGCTGCTGCCGCAGTAGGCAGGAGCCCTCACATGACCAACGTGGATCTCTGGAAGATAAAGACGGGAAGGATGGAACAGCAAGACATATCCGCCGAGCCATATGTGGCATACGGCACTAATGCAGAAGACCATCTGAGGGAACTCTTCAAGCTGGATTACCCGGAGTTCATGGTGCAGTATGACCCTTTTAACCTCTTTAGGAACGACAGATATCCGTACTCACATGCCTCGGTGGACGGTCTCATATATCCCAACGCAATCGAGTCATCATTCGAATACGACAAGGACGGAGTCATGAGGCATCTGGGAATCCTGGAGATCAAGACCGCGACGATAACGAGCTCAAGACAGGCGCTCGAATGGAAGGGAAGGATACCTGACCACTACTATTGCCAGGTACTGCACTACATGGCGGTGCTCGAGGCAGACTTCGCAATACTCAAGGCGCAGCTGAAGCACGAACGTGACGGCGAAATATGGCTTGAGACGAGACATTACCGCATAGACAGACAAGATGTCGAGGAAGACATAAAAACGCTGATGAGGGCTGAATCCGTCCTTGGGGAAGCAATCAAAAACGATAAGGAACCGGCACTGATACTGCCGATATAAAAACAAAGGAGTGGAAAAGATGGATTACTTAACAATCAGCATCGGGGAGATACAGTCCCCGGAAATAGTGTGGAACCACGAGGAGCTCAAGACTGAACTCACGGAGGTGATGAAGGACCACACAGGAGTTGCCTATACAGAGGAAAAGATCCCTGAGGCAAAGAAGGAACTCGCGAACCTGAGAAAGCTCCTGGCGACTATGGAGTCAGCACGGAGGGACGTGAAGAAGAAATGCCTCGAACCATATGAGAAGTTCGAGACACAGTACAAGGAAGTGAAGGCACTCGTTGATGAACCGATATGCACGATAGACGCACAGGTGAAAGAGTACGAGTACTTCCGCAAGGAGGAAAAGAGGAAAAAAATCCTCGAGATGTTCGATGAGGTCTTCAAAGGTCTCCCGGTGGACATCGACCACATCTGGAACGAGAAGTGGCTCAACGTGAGCTCATCCTTAAAGGACATCCGTGAAGAGCTGGAAGCCATCGCATACAGGATACAGACGGACCTGAAGGTCATCGAACAGCTTCCTGAGTTCTCATTCGAGGCGAAGAGGGAGTACACAAGGACACTCGACTGGGGCAAGACCCTCGTGTATGTTGAGCAGCTTAAGGAAGACGCAAGGCTCAAGGCAGAAGAGGAAGCAAGGAAGGCTGAAAAGCAGGAAATCCCTGAAAGCAAAAAGAAGGAGATAAACCTCGGGGTCCTCGAGGAGCAGGAGATGGAAGAGCCTAGACAGACAGTCCTCTTCGAGGCATTCCTCAACAGCGAAGAAGCAAGATGTTTAGTGGCTTTCTGCAAGCAGAACCACATCAGGATAAAAGTAATCAAAACAAAGGAGTGAAAAGAAAATGGCAGTAACAAATTCATTGGCACCAAAGAAGAACAATGACAATCAGGCACTCACCTATAAGGTGGGCAACGATGAGATCAAGCTGACTATGGCTACCGTAAAGAACTACCTCGTGTCAGGAAGTGCAAAGGACGTGACGACACAGGAGCTCGTGACCTACATGAACCTCTGCAGGTACCAGGGGCTGAACCCTTGGGTTAAGGAATGCTACCTGATCAAGTACGGAACACAGCCGGCGACGATGGTGGTGTCGAAAGAGGCATTCCAGAAGAGGGCAGAGGCGAATCCAAACTACGACGGGATGAGCGCGGGCATCATTACATTTAACCCTGAATCAGGCGAGATTTCGTACCGAAACGGAGCGTTCTTCCTCCCGGGCGAACAGATAGTAGGCGGATGGGCAGAAGTCCACAGAAAGGACAGAAATTACCCTTGCAGGGTGGAAGTCTCATACGACGAGTACGTGGGCAAGACGAAAGACGGAAAGGTCAACAACCAGTGGGCTACCAAGCCTGCAACGATGATCCGCAAGGTCGCCATCGCACAGGCACTCAGGGAGACATTCCCTGCCGCACTCGGAGGACTTTTTACAGCCGAGGAACAGAACGTGGCCGAACCTCTCGACACAAGACCAATCGAGGTGCCTGAAGAGGCTGTCGTTCCTGAAACGACATACGCAGAGCCGGCATACGAAGAGCAGCAGTCACTGGAATCCATCCTGGCTGAAGCTGAATAAATGAATCTCACACCTGCAGGAAGGTAGGAATATTATCGCGAAAATAACTCGGGGAAGTCCTGCATTCCCCGGAAAGGGGGCCGTTATGGAAAACAGAATGACATGGACGGAAGCACGCGTGCTCGAATGCATAGGCAAGGGACGCGACAACGCCGTAAAGAGGAGAGACCTGGCGATGCTCACGGGATTCGATGACAGGACATGCAGACAGGCCATCGCGGATCTAAGCAGGAGAGGTGAGCTCATAGTGAATGAGGGTGACGGAAGAGGCTACTACATAGCCGTCACGGATGATGAGGTACAGAGACAGTACCAGAGGGAGACCTCCAGGGCGATGAAGATACTGATGAGAAGGAAGCCCTACAGACAATACCTAAAGGAACACGGAAGGATGGTTTGAAAGTAAATGGGACAGAAACAGAGCATGATGTTCTACAGGAACTGGCTCCCGGCAATAAAGAAAATGAAGGCTACAGACGTGAAAGACCTTGTGGTCGCACTTATGGAGCTCGGGCTGGACGGTATTGAGGCGGACAAGCTGAAGGAAGGGTCTCAGGCTGACATCACTTATGCAAGCTTTTCAGAAGTTACCCGTGAGAACTACGAAGAGTTCATCAGAACATGTGAGCGAAATAAGAAAAATATTACCAAACGTTACGAAAAGCTACCAGAGGCTACGACTAGCTACGACGAGCTACCACTTTGCGAAGTGGTAGACGATAAGGATACGGATAAGGATATAAAGAAAGAAACTATCTCTAAAGAGATAGTAAAGAAAGAAAACCCAAAAAGTACTTCCACCTTCAAAAGACCTACCCTCGAGGAGGTCAGGGCTTACTGCCTTGAACGGAAGAACAGCGTGGACCCGGAAGCCTTCATAGCCTTTTATGAGTCTAAAGGATGGAAGGTTGGTAATCAGCCGATGAAGAACTGGAAGTCAGCCGTCATCACATGGGAGAAGCGGAGCAGGGAAGAAAACAAAGCTTCTCCTGACAAGCCCAAGACCACACGCTTCCAGAACTTCCAGCAGAGGACTTACAGCAAGGAAGAGTGGGCTGAAATGGAACGGAAACTGATCAATCAGGGAATTGGAGGATAAGAAAATGGATGAGATGAACATTGTAGCGTTCATAACGATAACGAGTGAAGAACTCAGAGTGGCCGAGAGAACGGCAAGAAGGTGCCTGACGATCGCGGCTGCGGTTGAAGATACATACGAGAGCTACTGCAGGAACCTTGACACGACATTCAGAGAGTTGGCAGAGGACGAGATGATACAGTCCGACCCTGCGCTGAAACGAATGAACGAACTCGTAAAGCAGGCCGCAGAGCCTTTGAGGGATGAGATATGGAACAGATTACATTCATAGACTGGTTCGCGGGTGTGGGAGGCTTCCGAAGAGGCATGGAACTCGCTGGGCATAAGTGTGTGGGCTTCTGCGAATTTGACAAGTACGCCACCATGAGCTACACAGCTATGCACCTGTGCACGGACGAACAGTTAAATACCCTGGCAGAGATGCCATTGAAAGATAGACAGAAGGAGATCTTAAAGGATGAATACAGAAACGGAGAATGGTATGCAGATGACATTAGGACAGTGGATGCCAGAAGCATCCCCAAAGCAGATGTGTGGTGCTTCGGATTCCCCTGTCAGGACATTTCCATCGCAGGAAAACAGCTCGGATTTACGGGAAACCGTTCAAGCCTGTTTTTCAGAGTTATGTACCTTCTTGGACAGCTCGAAGAAGAAAAGAAACCCGGATGGCTGTTCATTGAGAATGTTAAGAATCTGCTTAGTGTTAATGGCGGATGGGATTTCGCCAGACTTCTCACTGCACTGGACGAGGGGGGGTATGACGCGGAATGGGAAATACTCAACTCGAAAGACCACGGAGTACCACAGAACAGGGAAAGGGTGTTCATTATCGGACATCTTAGAGGACGAGGTGGACGAGAAGTTTTTCCTCTCCGATTACACGACGCAGAGGCTGCTGAGCTACAAGGACTCGAAGGTCGTAACAGAGTGATAACCGGCACCCTCGACACCAGGATAGAAGGCGACACAAGAGGCACCTATCCTGTTCTGAGTGGGGGGGGTACGGCACTCAAGGTGAGCGGATACCACAAGCGGTGAATGCAGGCAGGTCGGACAGACTGCCACCCTAAACCGACGGAAACAGCAACAACGATAACCGCCCACTATGCAGTGGGAACGGATAACAGACAGTATACAACACTGGTGATGTATGAAAAAACAGATTTTGATTAGGGGGGGGCTACGCGATGATGTCAAACCCCAAAAAACAGAAATTGCAAACGCACTCCTGGCAAGGGGAGTCAGCCCACAGGGATACCATCTCACCTATGTGATGGTCTATGACGATGAAGAAACAGATACCAATAATGGCGAGCAAGAGACCAGATGCTAAACCTAAGGGGGGGGTGGAAATCAGCTGCTCCCTCTGTGCGGGGATAGGCAAATCGAGGACCACAAACTAGATGTATATCTATGTGATGGAGATAGATGATATAGATGATACGGATTGTGAATGCAACGAAAAAAGGATACACGGAGATGCTCGAGGGGGGGGTACTCGACCTTTCGTTCCCCGAGAGCAAGACAAGGAGAGGAAGAGTGATTGATAAAGGACGCATAAGCCCTACGCTTGACACGGGATGCCAGGTGGGAGTGGCGATAGTGGACGACAGATTCCCTGGAAGCAGACCACCGAGGTTCTATGAGGATGCTGCTCCTACCATCAAGGGGGGGCAGGAGAGTTGAGGGTCATGCAGATAGGGCAGATGTACGGCACGGAGAAAGAACCGAATCCGCAGGCAGGGCGTGTATACGACTCCGAAGGGATCTCTCCCACATTGGATTCATGCCAGGGTGGGAACAGGATGCCCAAGATAGCCGTAAAGCCATGCCTCACGCCGGACAGAATGGAAAAGAGGCAGAACGGAAGAAGGTTCAAAGATGAAGGAGAGGAGATGTTCACATTGACCGCACAGGATAAACATGGAGTGGCACTTGATGACGGACGTACCGTGAAGATAAGACGGCTCACTCCGAAGGAATGCTTCAGGCTCCAGGGATGGACGGATGACTACTTCGGGAAAGCTGAGCTTGTGAACAGTGACAGCCAGTTATACAAGCAGGCAGGTAATGGGGTCACGGTTAACGTGATCGAGGCGATAGCTGAGAATATTGGAGAGGAAAAAGAAAATGAACAGAGAATTATGGACGGCGCTCAGGCTTCTGAAGAAGAACGGACGCCTGACGGGGCATGAGTACAGCACTTATAAAGGGCTGATTCTCAAAGGCAATGAAGAGGCCTGCATCAAAGGGCTAAAGAGAAAGGGACTCATAAAGGTGACGACATGAAGATATCAGATAAATTTTACATAGCGACCGACTCTGAAGAACTTAAGTGGGCGCTTAACATACTTCAGCACAATGGTGACGTTGACTGGCAGAGTATAAGGGTCGGACGCACGACCAGAGGATGCACACCGATTTGGTGGGAAATGAGGAGGAACTAATGAAACGATACGAGAAGATGAGCAAAGAGGAGATTATAGACGCATTTGGCTATTTATTTGGAGATTGTGACAAATGCCAATACCACAAGATTTGCAATGGTAGAGGGTACTGTCCCGAATCTGCAGTGATAAAGGAATGGCTGACCCAAGAAATTGAGACAGTGCCGAGGATTAAGACTCTTGACACTAAAAAGAAATTCATCAAGGCACAAGAAGAGTACAAAACCTATTGCCATTCTATCGACTGTAGCGATTGCCGTTATCATAAAGAAGTTAGCATAGAATGTTTTACTGAGTTCCTTTGGGAAGAGGTGGAAGTATGAGCGTATTGATTGAGGGAATGGAAATGCCGAAGAGTTGTAGGGAATGCGATTTAAGAGATAGTTATTCTTGCTGGATAACCGATACCCCGCGAAGAGAAAAAACCAAAAGCCAGCAGAAGTCTGCAGATATGTGCAGAGAACGCACTGATAATGATATTGATAGTGTTAATGATATTGATAGTGTTAATGATATTGATAGTGTAAGTGATAGTGATAATGATATTGATGTGCCGTTCCTCGACACCGTCAAAGACTACTTCCACAACAACAACTACCACTCCGATTTAGAAAATAAACAAAAACAAAGAAATGCGGACTGTCCACTCATAGAAGTGCCGACACCTCACGGACGGCTGATTGATGTGAATGAACTTATTCCCGTGTTGGCAGCTTGGATTGTTTCAGAAGATGATTTTCAAGCTGTGTTAGATGCCGTAAAACGGATTCCGACAGTAATAGAAAGCGAGGAGTAAAGATGGTTGAAGAAATGGTTAAGTTAAGGCAAATGCTTAATGAACATCATATCAAATGGGTGGACAAGAGCGATATGCAGATAGACAGAACTCATTTTTACTATAGAGGCTTCCATTGGTCGGTTGTAAATGGGTACGGCACTTATGGAGAAGATGAGGGATTGCTTGAGTTAATGAGCAACGCAGTAAATGGCGGTGAACCTATTGGATATTTAACCGCTGATGAAGTTATGAAAATGGTTTTGACTAAAAGGAAGGAGTAAAAATGGCGAGGATTAAACCATACAGGGTGTGCGACATATGCGGCAGGCAGTACGAGAAACGGGACAATGCCACAAAGATAAAGGTGAAACAATATGAGGAGCCGGTTTTTTACGATGATCACGGGCACTGGATCAAAATTGATATGTGTCCCGAATGTGCAGGTGATATGAACGTCTATATATGCAGAAAAGTGAACGCAAGAAAAAATGTTGATGGCTATATTGCCCCCTAATATATAGCCTCGGTGGCGGAATAGGTAGACGCAAGATGGGAAGATTCGGTAAAGGTATCCTTTATGGAGAATCGAGAAGGGCGAAGAGGACTGAATCATGCAGGGTGCAAATCCCTACCCGGGGCAAACTTAATTAAGCTGGATGGTGCTGGGCGGTAAGCAAGATGCTTTGGTGGTGAATCGGTTAGAGTCCGATACTGTCCGTGCCGTTAACTTAATCAGGCAACCACACAAAAAAGACAACAAGGAGGACTAGAAATGGAAAAAGAAGAATTACTTAAAAGCGCGTTCGAGGAACTCTGCGAGATCGAGCAACGAATCGAGGAAATAGGGCGGGAGCTCGGCAATGTCATCGTAACTGTTGCAGAGACACTCAGAGACCGAAAGGACGACTAGAGACGCAGAGCTTCAACAGGACTTTCCAATGCCCGTATTTCGGGTCGAATAAGAAGCCTACAAGGATTACCTGCGAGGGCGGCACCGGCATCAACTTCCCGGATGCTAAGGCCGCCGACAGGTACATCCGTAGACACTGCACCCGTGTACATGGCTGGAAGGACTGTACCATAGCCGAAATGTTGGATGAATACTACGAAAGGACATTGTGAAATGAACTACCAGAAGGAATTAGAGAAGCTCAGTAAAAAATACGAGAATCTCAAAGATAACTACGGAGCCGTATACACCCAGCTCCATGATGAGAGGAAGAGACATGAGGATACACTGAAGAAAATCCCCGAGCTCAGGGCACTCGTGAACTCGGTGCTCGGTGCGGTGGCGATGCAGTTCGGCACCGAAGGGAAGATAGTCCTGGAGAAGTTCGACCCGCTGAAGTTCTCCGCGTTAGCTGAACGTGACGAAAACGGAAACTACATCATCACGGCGATCGAGATAATGGACATCCTTGAGGATGGGGAAGGAGAGGAACATGTGGAACAACTGGAACAGGAGGGGTCCGAAGAAGGAAACGAAATACCATTCCACGAAAGTGACCAGGCTGACTGAGGATGGCACGGAGATCACATTCGACTCAAAGAGGGAAGCCGTCAGGTATGACAGATTAAAGGTCCTTCAGAGGGACGGGATGATAAGGGACTTACAGCTCCAGCCTGAGTATGAGCTCCAACCGCACTTCCGGGGAGAGGACGGAAAGATGGAAAGGGCCATCAAGTACGTAGGCGACTTCGAATACGAGGAGCGGCAGGAAGACGGAACATGGAAGCTTGTGACCGAGGACGTTAAGGGGATGAGGACCGAGGCTTACAAGATCAAGGCAAAGATGTTCCATTACCATACAGGAAGACGCATAAGGGAGACCTGAAAAGGCCTCTCTTATTTTTTTTGGATTGTACTGTTAAAAATACAATTTTGGTGGACGAAATAATTTTTGCAATGTGAAACAATTAAACCATGCAAGAGACATTGTACGAGCGAAAGGTGGCTCCAAGGCTAAAAGAAATAAAGAAAATGGCAGGGGCAGGGATGTCCCTTACTGCTATTTCCAAAGCCTTGGGAATCAGTGAGACAAGCCTCGTACGGTACAGACGGAAATATCCTGACCTGACAGCCATATTGCCCACAGAACACGTGCAAAAGAATCGGCTTGATATTCTATCTCCCGGAAGGCCAAAGACCCCGGAAGACGTGAAATTGGCGTTCAGGGCACATACGAAGGAAGCTCTCGAAGTCCTGGTGAGGATCATGCAGGATGAAGAGCAGAAGGCGAGCGACAGACTGAAGGCAGCAGAAGCTATCCTCGACAGGGGATGGGGCAAGCCATACCAGGCAATCCAGCTCGATGAGCAGCAGGAGAAGAAGGTACAGGTCGAATTTGCTCCTGAGATGAAAGAGTGGCTCGGATGATACTGACATTCGAAAGGCCAAACGCCAAGCAGGAGATAGTGCTGAAGGACAAACACAAGCACGTAGGCTTCGGAGGCGCCAGGGGCGGAGGCAAGAGCTGGACCGTAAGGACCAAGGCGATGACGCTGTGCCTCGGTTATCCGGGAATAAAGGCGATGATCATCAGGAAGACATACCCTGAGCTCACGGAAAACCACATAGAGCCCTTAAGGGCAAAACTGATGTGCGGAACTCCCGATGCGATAGCGGTATACAACGACTCAAAAAAGGTGATGACCTTTGAGAACGGCTCAAGGCTGCTCTTCGGATACTGCAACTCCGAGTCGGACGTTGACAGATACCAGGGTACCGAGGTTGATGTCCTGTTTCTCGATGAGGCGACACTCCTCTCGGAGACGCAGATAAAGAAGCTCACGGCATGCGTTCGTGGCGTCAACCAGTTCCCTAAGAAGATATTCTACACCTGCAACCCTGGAGGCAAGAGCCATGCATATATCAAGAGGCTCTTCATCGACAGGAAGTTCACGGAGCTCGAGGACCCGGAGGAATACTCATTCACACAGAGCCTTGTGTACGACAACGACGCGCTGATGCAGTCAAACCCTGACTACATAAAACAGCTGGAGGCACTGCCTGAACAGCTGAGACGCGCATGGTTGTACGGTGACTGGGACGCGTTCATAGGCCAGGCATTCCAGCTGAAGGATGACCCTGAGCATTACGATGACAGGAGATGGACGCACGTTATCAATCCGTTCATCATCCCACAGGACTGGAAAATATGGTGCACGATGGACTGGGGCTTTGCTAAACCTTTCGCGGTGTACTGGGTAGCCGTACAGCCCGGAAAGAGCAAGAGGGTATACCTCATCGCCGAATACTATGGCTGCACGGGCGAGCCTAACGTCGGAGTCCAGATGGATCCGCACGAGGTAGCCCAGGCGATAAAGGACATGGAAGCGACCAACCCGAACCTCGTCGGAAGGAAGATATCAAGGGTAGCCGACCCCGCAATATGGGGCAAGCAGATAAAAGCCTCCGTCGGCGAGATGTTCGAGGAGGACAGGATATATTTTGAGAGGGGAAATAACGACAGGCTCTCAGGAAAGATGCAGATGCATTACAGGCTAAGGTTCAATGAGGACGGGATCCCGGGAATGTATGTGTTCACGACATGCAGGCACTTCATCAGGACACTGCCTACACTCATATACGATGAGAAGCACGTGGAGGACATAGACACAGAGGGCGAGGACCATCCATATGACGCTGTAAGGTACATGCTCATGAAAGACCCCGTTTACCCGGAGAAGCAACCGTCTCCTCCACCGAGACCATACAACCCTCTCGACACATACGAAGACTACTCCGACAGGAGATACGATTTTTACAGGATATAAATGGCAACAATCAGGCTGGTACCAAGTTCATATTATCTGTCGAACTCATCATACGTGTCCGTGTCTAACGCGCAGAACATGTACACTAACACCGACAGCACCACGGCAGGCACGTTCACACATAACAGGCGGTCGACCAACAACACATACTATGCGTACCTGAGAGGCTTCAACTTCGATGACGTACCTGCGAACGCCGAGGTCAGCGGTTTCACCGTAAAGATCAAGGCGGGTGCTACTGGACACACGACCTCAACGTCGTCGTCATACCAGATGTCACTGGCTAATGGTACCACGCAGATAGGAAGCACATATGCCAGCGGAAGGCTCTCGACAACAACAACTACGTTCACGTTTTCGGAGGGCTCACTCACCTGGGACATGATCGTGGACTATGGTGCGAACTTCAGCATAAGGATTCCTCTCAGAAGGGCAGCATCTGGAACAGCTGACGTCGTATCGGTTTACGGTGCAGAGATAGAAGTCGAATACACTGTCCCGAACCCAAGGACGATAACAACTACGCTCAGCGGTAACGGAACGATAAACCCGAGCGGGACTAACACATATTACGACGGGAATGAGATAGAGCTCATCATCACACCTACGGACAAGTCCGAGACAGTGACAGCCACAAGGGATGGCGTTGACATAACGTCACAGCTCGTGGCACACGGGGCAGGCATAACGGCAAGCGCATTCCCAGAAAGCCACACGACAAGCGGTATACAGAGCGGTGAATCCTACGCTGAGTACTGCATAGGCTACAGTGCCGAAATCCCATCGTCACAGGGCACCAGCTCGAACATGTACGCTTCGAGAGGAAGCACGGGATATGCCGAGTACAGCTTTGACTTCTCAGAAATCCCTTCAGGAGCGACCATCGAGGACATCGAGGTCAAGTGCTACGGACACAGGGAAAACGCGACGATAGACTCGACACACGTTTCACAGTGCGTGATTTATAGCAATGGAACGGCAGCAAGCGAAGAGGTGGACTTCCCTTCAACATCGAACAGCATCATCACGCTGACACCGACATCACTTCCGTCAAGGTCAGGACTCGACTCAATGACGGTGAGACATTACGTAGGCTATTACGGCGGACTCGTGCTAGGAATCACGTTCAGCGTGACATACTCGACAGGCACCGGCATAGACCATTACACATACACCTTCACCGTAAGCGGAGACACCACGATAGCAGTCGTGATAGGCGGACAGACACAGAAGCTGTACCTGAAGGTAAACGGCACCTGGGTGGAGGCAAGCGAAGTATACAAGAAGGTTAACGGAAGCTGGGTTAAGCAGACCGACCTTGCGAATGTCTTTGACAGCGGGACGGACTACAGGCCCGGCACATAAGGAGACTGAGATGATAGTAAGACTGACAACACCTGACCTCATCTTCACATTTGATGAGATAAACCCATCGAATATAACTGCTGCATGGCTCACCATCAAGCAGGGGTCAGTGACAATAGAAAAAGACATAAGCTCGATGCACGTAGGCGAACCTGCGGAAGGGGAGAAGCCGTTCATCTACTGGACACTGCTCCAGGCTGACACCAAGATGCTTAAGGCAGGCATTAAGGCCGACATCCAGCTCAACTACATGATCGACGATAAGAGATACCCTTCCGACCATTACTTTGAGCAGGTGATGGACAACAATAAGGAAGAGCTTACGGGAGCTGAGGCTGAGGAAGACACATCCACAGGAACCGATGGAGGCTCAGGCACTTCATCAGGAGGTTATGTCCCGGGAACAGGCGGGACTGACGTGGGCGAAATAGGCGGAAGCGAACCTATCGACCCGAATCCTGACGAGACACAGCCGATTGGAGATGAGAACGAATGACAGGGGCATTGACATTCGAAGCCAATGCCATAAAGCATAAGGGAAGCTTCAAAACGTCTAGAGTGATGGACGGGAAGCTGACGCCATGCATTGAAACAGGCGGGGAACTGTCAACCAGTCTTGTGATGGACGGAAAGCTGTCCATTGACCTCAAGATGGACGGACAGTACGGCAGGCTCTACAGCTACGGCACGGCTGCCGATGAATACTCGGGGCCTACAGTGGTCACACCTACAGAAGAGACACAGACGCTCAGCACGGCAGGGCTCGCGCTGGCGCAGAACATTACAGTAAACCCGATACCGTCCAACTATGGACTTATAACCTGGGACGGCTCGGTTCTTACAGTTTCGTAAAGGAGATTAAGCAATGGCACAGAACGTAGTCATCAGGGACGTGACATACAATGCCGTTCCTGAAGTGAACATACCGATAAGCGGTGGTGGCACTGCCAAGTTCATCGATACATCGGACGCAACGCTCGAGAGCGGTGCTTCGATGCTCTCTGGTGTTACGGCTTATGCCGGAGGCACAAAGATAACAGGCTCCATCGAGAACAGGACTGCACAGTCAATCGTAACGGACGGTCCTATGGTGACAGTGCTCCCTGGATATTACGGAAGCCAGACAAGCAAATCCGTTGACATCGGAAGCGTAACGGCACCAGCGGGCATCCAGGGAACGGCCGCTACGGTGACAACAGGTTCAGGAAGCCTGACGCTTTCAAAGACCGTCTCAGTGACACCGAGCGTGACCACGGAAGGTTATATCAGTGAAGGAACGCCGGGAGACTCAAGGGTATCGCTGACCGCTTCAGTAGCCACAAAGGCAGGCGCCACAATCACACCAGGAACGACAGACCAGACCATCGCAAAGGATACCTACCTTACAGGCGTACAGACCATCAAAGGAGATGCCAACCTCGTGGCAGGAAACATCGTTTCAGGCAAGACCATCTTCGGGGTGGCAGGCACCGCACAGATTCCTGTCATCTCGCAGGATTCAACCACCAAAGTCCTGAGCATTTCATAAGGAGGTGAGCCTTATGGCTAAGAACGTGACCTTGTGGAATGCATCCTACAGTAACGTCCCCGCCATCACCGTTCCAAAGACGGGAGGGGGCACTGCGACGTTCTATGACGCGGACGGAACGCAGACAAAAACACAGAACGGGACGTACGACGTGACCTATCTGTCCGAGCTTGTGGTGGACGTGCCTTATGCGACCATCTACACGGGCTCATCGGTACCCTCATCATCGCAGGGGGTGAACGGTGACGTCTACATCCGAACATAAAAGTAACCGACAGGAGAGACATAAATGACGGTACATGAGATCATCGCACTTGCAGGCGAGATTATAGGGCTCCTTGGAATAATAGTCGGGGTGGTAGTGGCCATCTCGAAGGTTATCGACGGACAGAAATGCCTGATGAGGAGCGAGATGCTCAGGATCTACTACAAGTACAAGGAAACAAAGGAGATACGGCAGTACGAGTACGAGAACTTCGTGCTGCTGTATGAAGCCTATAAGAAGCTTAAAGGCAACTCATTTATAGACAAGGTCTACGCTGAAATCCAGAAGTGGACCATCGTGACCTAAGGAGACATATAACCTATGGGATTATTGGACAGACTGTTCGGCCGACCAGCAGAGAATGCGGCCGAGGAAAAGACAACAACATATGAAGGACCTCCACCAAAGCCTGAAAGGGAAGAGGAGAGGATAATGCTCCCGATCACGGAAGATACCGTGGCGAGGGGCATCGAGCTTCTCCAGAAATACAAGTCAGGCAAAAAGCACCTGGAGACGAGGCTCATAGAGGACGAGCAGTGGTGGGAGCTCCGGCACTGGGAAGTCATCGGAAGGGGCAAACAGAAGGCGGACGCAAACGGAAAGCCCGTGTCCGAACCTAAGCCTACCAGTGCATGGCTGTTCAACGCGATCACATCGAAGCATGCGGATGCGATGGACAACTACCCTGAACCACAGGCACTGCCGAGGGAGCAGAGTGACGAGGGGAGCGCGAAGATCCTCACGGAGGTGCTCCCGGTCATACTTGAGCGCAACAGCTTCAAGAAGACCTATTCCTACAACTGGTGGGAGAAGCTCAAACACGGCACAGGAGCGTACTTTCTGTACTGGGACAAGGAAAAGGACAACATCGGCGACATCGGCATCTCACGTGTCGACCTGCTGAACCTTTACTGGGAGCCGGGCATTGAAGACCTGGAGCAGAGCCAGAACATCTTCATCACGTCACTCGTTGATGAGGAGAGGCTCAAGGCTGAATACCCGGACAAATCAATCACGTTCGGCAATGCGATCCAGCCTGAGCAGTACAACTACCAGGAGAACATCGACATTAAGGGCAAGTCGGTAGTAGTCGACTGGTACTATAAGAAGAAGAACTCCGAAGGCAGGAAGACCCTGCAGTACATCAAGTTCGTAGGCTCCACACTGCTTTATGCATCCGAGAATGACGAGCTGTACGCGGAGAACGGCTTCTACAACCACGGAAGATACCCTGTGATCCTTGACGTGCTCTACCCGGAGAAGGGAACCCCGGTAGGATTCGGACTCATAGCGATATGCAAGGACCCACAGCTCTACATCGACTCACTCGCAGGCGACCTGCTGACATCAGCAAAGATGGCGGTGACGCCGAGATGGCTGATGAGCGAATCGGCCGCGGTAAACGAAGAGGACTTCCTTGACTGGTCTAAACCTGTCGTGAAGGTTGCAGGTGAACTCGGTGACGAGCGTGTAAGACAGATGATCATACAGCCTCCGTCAGCGATCTACACAAACCTCATGCAGCAGAAGATAGATGAGATGAAGGAGACATCATTCAACCGTGATTTCACTTCAGGCTCAACTGCATCGGGCGTTACCTCAGGCGCAGCCATCGCAGCGCTCCAGGAGGCAGGCAACAAGTCATCACGTGACATGATAGATGCTTCGTACCTCGTGTACACGCAGATGATGGAGCTGTGCATCGAGCTGATGAGACAGTTCTACACCGAGGCGAGACCGTTCCGTATCGTGGCACCGAACGGATTCAGGTATGAACCGGTATCGAACGCGATGCTCACACAGCAGGTAGTCGGCACCGACATGATGGGCAACCAGCTCATCCGTGAGCCGATATTCGACATAAAGATAAAGGCGATGAAGAAGTCACCATTCTCGCGCATGGAAGAGAACGAGAGGGCAAAGGAACTCTACGGCATGGGATTCTTCAATCCTGAAAAGGCTGAAGAGGCGCTCGGAGCCCTCGAGATGATGAACTTCGAAGGCATAGAGAAGGTAAAGGACAAGGTACGCCAGGGACAGACGATGCTGAACCTCCTGCAGCAGTACCAGCAATTGGTGGCACAGCTCACGGGAATAGGTGCACCGATGCCACAGGGTGGAATGCCTGCACCACAGGGAGCACCGATGCC